AGTATTAATATTGGCAAAGAAGAACCCATAGGTCCAGTAGTTGTGGCGGTGGATGCTTCTACTGTAAATGTGTAAGTTTTACCGTTTATTAGGCCTGATATAGTCTTAGTTAAAAGGGCTGTAGTTCCGACCTCTGTCAGAACGCCGTCAGAATCTGTTCCTCTGATTGTATATCCCGTTGCAGTAGCTACTGCGCCCCATGTTATAACTGCTTCTAATGAACCAACTACCACAGATGAAATCGTTGGTGCAATCGGTGCTGGACCTGGTACTACAGCTGTTGTAGGTGGTGTAGATCTTTCTCCCGGACCTCTAATTGTGTTTGCTATTACAGTAAATGTATAAGATCTACCATTAACAATTGGATTTACATCTGTTGGATTTATAGTTAAAATCCTTGATGTAGAGGAAGCTGTATAATCTTGTGTATACGTTATTCCTAGGAGTACATATGTTGCTCTTACAGTATAACCAGAAATATCTGCTCCAGTAACAGGTGAAGGTGGGTTCCATCTTATAGTAGCACTATTGTTCCCAGCAGTTGCTGTTACTCCCGTCGGAGCAAGTGGTGATGGACCCGGAAGTACCACATTAGACGTAGCAAATGTGGTTGAGATGCCTACTAAATTGGTAGCTTTCACAGTAAACGTATAAGATTGTGTGTTTGATAATCCATTTATAGTCAGGGATGTTGTAGCATCGGGTGTAATTTGAGGTGTAAGTGTAATCGGGGGCGTAGATCCCACCCCTGATACAGTATAAGATTGTATAGGTGCTCCTCCGTTGTTTATAGGAGCGGTCCATGAGACAATTGCAGAACCCGTCCGTGATATTGCTTCCACATTCGTTGGTGAGTCAGGTACAGTTAAAGGAGAAGCTGATATAACCCAATCACCGCCAGCTATGTCGTCGTCACACCCCAGTGCTTCAATATTCCAGTTATTTACAAAATCCGGATACAAAACAAACCCATCTGCTGTAGTGACTCCGTTACTAGGGAATGTGACTGTCAATTTATCTCCAATATACGTGGCTATTATCCCTTTCATAGTCATTCCAATCCACATGCCACGTGCTGTAATTATGACAGGTGTATCTTTAGTAAACAAATGTAGAGTTTTAATATTTTGAACTGTGAATGTTTTTGGATTTGTATCAAACTTAAATGAAGATGTACTTGTTAATTTATTAATTATATTCGTTGTTTCAGAACCGTTATTTATCTGTACTATAGTTAAGCTCAAAGTGGGTGATGAGTAAGTCGCGTTTACTCTACCGTCCATAGACCAAGACGGATATGTCCTGTCTTTAACTCGAATCAAATTATTAACTATAAAGGCCGTAGTTGGACCGTCTTGAATTGTAAATGTTTTTGGTTCAATTAAAAATCGCTGACGGTCGTCACTTCTTGCACCGTCTGGATTACGTAGTGTAACAAACCAATCGCTACCAGATAATACTGGAGTGACTGGGGTTGCCTCTATGTGCCAATTATTTACATCATCCGGATAAGTGTCACACCCTGGTGGGTTTACGAGGCTTGTAACTACGATTACGAGATTAGTTGCAATGTAAGAATCTACGGTTCCTAACATCTCGGTAGCGATTGGCATATTAAGGGCGCGTATTTTAACTGAACTATTCTTTGTAAACGCTGATATGGTCTTAGAAATCGGAACTACAAATGTTTTTGTAGTAATACTAAATCTGTTTACAGATGTACTCGTCAGTTCATAAATAATATTCGATGGATTTCCTCTAACTGTATTATCTACATTTACTACTAAATTAGTTCCAGTTGCCCCAGTTGATCCGGTATACCCTGATATTATACCTTCCATGTACCAAGTAGAATAAGTTTTATCACTTATTCTTACACCCCTAGCAATTGCAAAGTTGCCCGTTGGACCATCTGTAATATTAAGTATTTTATTACCTCTATCGAACGGGACGCGAGTGTTGCTGGTAAGACCTATTGGATCTCGTATACTTATTCTCCAGTTATTACCCGAGTTCCTGTCGTTATTTACAAGTGCTTGTATACACCAATCACAGACGAATAAAGTATATGGTGCGAACCCCGTTGCAGTCCTTACATTTTCTACATTTACTCTAAGAATATTACCCACGAAAGAAAGTACAGTACCGTTCATTGTTGTTACTATAGACTTATTAGGAGTTGTTATTCTAACTGTTGTATCTTTAGTAAATGCAGTTACTGTAGTAGTATTTTCAACCAAAAATTCTTTAATACCCGTCTCAAATTTAAAAGATGTGTGACTGAACAATTCATTTGTAATCTCCCCAGCACCGATTTGTACAGATTCTATACTAACATTTAAATTATTTCCGGTGTATCCAGTTACTATACCGTCCATATACCAGGATGGATAAGTGAAATCGGTAGCGCGAATATCCATACCGGCACTAAAAACTCCAGTTGCAACACCTTCTATTATAAATGTTTGATTTGTGGTTGCGAATTCGTTTCTGCTATTACTTGTATACGTTATAATTGGCGGACCTGTTGTACAAGGTGTACACGAGCTACCAATTGTAGTCAACGATGTAGCTGCTGGATTCGGTGTGCAGTGATTAGCAATTGTACCGACTGTACCACATGGTCTTGTAGATGGTATACAAGTTTCAAGATCTTCCCCGAGTGTCACAGAGTCTACGTCTACAGTCAGCGTAGTTCCAACGTATGAAATTATCATACCATTCATATACCACGTTGGATAAGTTACGTCGCGCATACGAATGTACATACCAGCTATAAAGGCATTTGTAGTAGAATTCGGAACTTGAAACGTTTTAATACCAGGTGTAAATTCGTTATATGTACAGCTTGGCAAAGGTTCGTAACCTATACCTTGTTCACCACCAGGTGGTCCTCGTGGACCTTCTTCTCCGACTGCTCCCTGTGGACCAGCTTCTCCTGCTGGACCAGGTTCTCCCGCTGGCCCAGCCTCTCCAGCTGGTCCGGCAACTCCTGTTACTGTGACATTTACCGGTGGGCACGAGTCTATACCGGATAAATTTAAAGGTGTCTCTCTCTGAGGTGGCATATTATATTATATTATATTAACATAATATAATATTAAAAAAAAACTTAAAATTAAAAAAAATGAAATGAAATGAAATGAAATGAAATGAAATGAAATGAAATTAAAAAAATGAAATAATATAAAATAAAATAAAATAATTTAAAGTTTAGGTTTAAATAATACATAAAAATAATTATGGACATTAATCAGTCTGTATGTTTAAACATGATTGTTAAAAATGAATCTCATATAATAGAAAAAACCCTTGAAAATTTATGTAGTTATATAAAATTCTCTTATTTTGTAATATGCGACACCGGTTCAGTAGATAATACAATCGATATCGTTATTGATTTTTTCAATAAAAAAAAAATTAAAGGCGAAATATATAATCATGAATGGAAAAATTTTGGTTATAATCGAACATTGGCGCTTCAAGCAGCATTTAATAAAACAGATTACTTATTAATATTTGACGCAGACGACTGTATTATTGGTAATCTTAATATACCCGTATTAACGGGTGACATGTATAATTTATTTTTAGGAACTACCGAATTTAAATATGTAAGACCGCTTATAATTAATAATAGGAAAAGATGGAAATTTAAGGGTATATTACATGAATATTTGTCTGCGTTAGAAGATGTTACGGGCGGTATAACAATCGAAGGCGAATATTTTATCCTGTCTGGTAGGGAGGGAAACAGGAGTAAAAATTCAAATAAATACTTGAAAGATGCTATATTATTAAAAACTGAAATAGATCTAATTGAATCTTCAAATAAAAAAAGAGAAGATAGCGATTTATTGGCAAGATATACATTTTATTGTGCTAATTCATTCAAAGATTGTGGAGATATACATAATGCGATTTTATATTACAAAAAACTAATGGATCACGATACGTGGATACAAGAAAAATACGTTTCCGCGTTAAATACAGGAGACCTATACGAAAAATTAAATATGATGGAAGACGCCTTGATATATTGGTACAAGGCCATAACATACGACAAGGAACGAAGAGAATCTGTATCAAAAATTATGAATTATTATTACAATTCTAAAAATTGGTTTGCCCTTAATTGTCTTCATGAAAATATTAAAGATTTTGAAATTAAAGATATGTCAACAAAATTATTTTTGACGGTTTCAAATATTCACGAAAATCATTATTTAAATTCTATAGCATGTGCAAATATCTCCGAATGGATGAGTGGTTATTACTCTTGTAAATATTTAATTTTAAAGGATGTACATATAGAAATTACACTTCATAATTTTCAGTGTTATGCATATAATATACATTTAGATCCTGATAACAGGGCATTTTTAGATAAATTATTAAATTTATTTAAACTATATTACAGTTCCAAGAAAGAAATTATTTTAAATTTATGGAAGATTATGTCTAATTACATTAAAAAAATATACAAGTTAGATAATATATCTGAATTAATAGAAAATGAAAAATCGACAATGAAAATAAGACATAAAATTAAACTCGAAGAGGCCTCTGATAAAATTTTAATTTATACTGGATATATGGAATCTTTATGGAATTCTAGTACATTAAATTCAAAATCTCTTGGTGGTTCTGAGAAAGCCGTGATTTATCTATCTAAATCTTTACCTAAAAATTATAAAATTTACATCGCGGGAGATCAGCTTGAAGAAGAAATTGATAATATTGAATATGTCAATCGTGAAAATTTACAAGAATTATTATATACAACAAAATTTCACACTATAATTATTTCAAGATATGTTTCATTTTTTGTAAAATTTAAAGACTATAAATGCTATCAGCTAGTTCTCTATCCACATGACACAATGTTTCTTTCTTATCCGCTGAAATTGGAAGATAATATTTTAGAAGAATATATTGAAATCACTGATTATATAATGTGTCTTACAGAATGGCACAAAAGTATCTTGATACATCACCATAATATTATAAAGAATACAAACTTTAAAATAATAAACAACGGAATTAATCTTCCCGATTTTGAAACAGACGAATTGAATAAAATTATTAAAATTAAAAATAAATTCATTTGGTCTTCCTGTAGTGAGAGAGGTTTGGATATAATATTAAAAATGTGGCCCGAAATTTTGGAAGAAATACCGGACGCTACATTAGATATTTGTAGTTACAAAGTTTTTCCAGCAAATGATACAGATTTAGATATGAAAAAAATAATTGATAAATTTGACTCTATAGTTCATCACGGACAATTGAATACAGCCCAATTATATAAATTGATGAAAACTTCTGAATATTGGTTATATACAAATACGTTTCCAGAAACAAGCTGTATAACTGCAATGGAAATGTTAATGAATAATGTAATTTGTCTATATTACCCCAATGCCGGATTGGTAGAAACTATCGGCGATTATGGTGTTCAAGTTAAGAAGGGTACTGAAATCGATACACTTTTAAGTTTATTTGAAGAAAGAAAAAATATACTCCGTAAAAATGGTAAAGAATATGCAATTACCTGTTCATGGAAAAATCGTGCAAAAACTTGGTCTTCACTGTTGGGACTAAATGAAAATGAACATGAAAATGAAAATGAAAATATTAATATCGATATTAATAAAAAAATAGCTATTTTTAGCTCCTTGGATTTTCACTATGAAATGTTTGGATATATAATACACTACTCTAAAATACATAATTATAAGTTAACTATATTTGCGTTTACAGATACCAATTTTGATTTTGGGTGGCTTGAATTTTATAAAGATAAATTTGAAAATAAAATTTATAATTTTGAAATAAAAAAAATAGATGAATTTGAAAAATCTAAACATTTATTTGATTTGGTATTTATAACAACAGACGACGACTTAAAATTTAAAGAAGCGTGGATTACTTCAAAATGTATATCGATTAATCACTCTGAAAAAATAAGACGTTTAGGATTTACAAATAATTTAAAAATTAGACCCTTTTTAACGGGAAATCAAATTTATGCTATTCCATGTTATACAATTTTTGACGTAGATGGTAAAAAAAATGAAATTAAAAAAAATGCTGATATTAATGTTTGTTGTGTGGGTGGTACGCGCAATTACAATTATAATATAATAAACAGGTTAAGCAGTACTCAAAAGATTAACTTATATATTATATGTAGAGTTAGACTATTTAAAAAAGAATATGTGAAAAATTCAAATATTACAATATTTGAATTAATCTCCTCTCATACACCAGTTATGCTGGATGCTATTAAAAATTGTGATTATATGTTAACAGATATAACTGAAAATATAGACCATATCAACGGTTATAGTATGTCTGGGTGTATTCCTCTTTCGTTTTCTACTTTAACACCATTGATAATTAGTAATAAAAATAATGAAATGTATAAATTTGAAAATGTGGTAGAATTTAATATAGATACAGATGAATTAATATTTATCGAAAAGGATAATATAAATATTAATTTCTTAGAAAAAGAAAGACAAAAATTAATTTCGATGTTTCACGAATATAGTAATAATATTTTGTGGTCTAATTGTAAATGTAAATGTACGTGTAACACGGCCCTGATTGTTGATCCAAGAAATAATAATTATTTACCTAGTTTAATAAATGATTTTAGAGAAAAATTAGGAGATAATTGGAAAATAGTATTTTATTGTGGAAAAGGTTTAAAAAATGAAATGACAAAACATCTGTATAATGATATAGAGATAAGAGAATTAGATGTATACAATTTTAGAATAACTGAATATTCCGATTTTATGAAAACATCGGAGTTGTGGGAAAATCTTTATGGAGATTTTGTTCTCACATTTCAAGCAGATACTTATATTCTAAATAAACCACCTTATAATATAGATTTTTTTATGAATATGAATAAAAGTTATATTGGTGGAAATATGGATCATGGTTGGGAAGAATTACAAAGAGAGAATATATATCCTGATTATAGAAATTTTAACGGTGGTCTATCCTTAAGAAAAAGATTGGATATGATTAATATAATTAAAACATTTGGAACAGTGAAATCGGTAGAAAATTCAAAAGATTTTTTAACAGATCCAGAAGATGTTTACTTTACTATTGGGTGTTATAGATTAAATTTTCCGATCGGAGATAATGAAGAATGTCGATATTTTTCAGTAAATAGAATATTAGTCGATAAATGGTTTGGATTACATAAACCCCCTGAATGGGTTATGGAACAATTGGAAGAAAAAAATATTTTTTGTAAAGAAACTAATACATTCATGATTAAACCTCAAATAATACATAATTAAATTAAATTTATTATATTCAATATTACATCTGGAGGCAATTTAAAAAATAAATTATTGTATATATCTTTGATATATTTATATCCAAGATTGGATGAATAACATTCCATAAATTTGATTTCAAGTTGTTCTAAAAGTAAATTTGTAAAAGTAAAACTTGGACACCATTCGTTTGTACAAATAAGTGATTTACAACAGTAACATTCGTTTTTGTCTAAATTCAAAAACTTAGGATTAATTGAGTACATACATTTAAAGAAAAAAATATAAATTGTTTTGTCTCTATTTTTAAATAATTCAGTAAAATTATTTAAATTATTTAAATATGGAAGACTGTTCTTGAACTTTAGATATGTAACATTATAAGGTTTAAATGGATAACATTGATTTATTTCCAACTGTGTAAAAAGATCTAAATATTTATCGTAAATCAGTAGGTAATTTTTTTTGTTTTGTGATAATATTTCAAACTTTAAACTATCGAAAAAATCTAATTTATGAGTATTTTTTTTAGCTTTAAAATTTTCAATTTCTTTTTGGACGCGGCGTAAACTAAAACTTAAATGCGACATTTATTAAATGATGTATTTAATTTTTATATTCATTTACATTTACAATTACATTTATACCTCCGTTAAATTAATTCGAGTTTTGAATTTATATACATACCAACTCCTTCCTGGATCGAATGCACTTGGTGCGCCATGAACATAACTGAAAGTGTTCTTAGCGTCGTATACATTACCGGCAACTAAATATTTTTTACCATCAATTGAAACGGGATAATTTCCGTCGTCGTCTGGACTAACAATTATGTCTAAATATTTATCATACATTTCTCCAGAATCATCTGTTTTGACAGTAAATTCGATCATATCACCAATTTTAACCATCTTTAAAACTCTAGTAGGCGAGTGTACCCATGTAATTTTGTGATTCGATTTTTCATAAAAATCTAAAATATTTTTCCACCCAGTTACTGAGATTCCGTCGGCCGATTTAATAATTTTATTCATTTTCATTTTCATTTTCGGTTTTAAATTTAAATAAATTTTCTTACCAGAAGTATTTTTATAATAAATGCCGCCATATAATCCTCTATAAAGTCTACGCTTTCGGCCGTTAACAGTTATATACCGCGGTGTTCCAAAACTTGAAGGACCTGCGCCTGAACTCGGAGGACCAGCAGAACGTCCTCGTCTTGGTCCTGAACTCGGAGGAACAACAGAACGACCCCTTCTTGGGCGCTTTACATTAAATAACGGAGACTTTTTATATTTCCTATTTAACTCTTTAAATTCATTTTTTAAAGTACCGCTTATAACTGGGTCAATAGGACCTATGTATGGGCTATATTTAACATCTTCAATTGCCTTGTTTAGTTTGAGTAATTTTGTCATTATCATCAATAATCTTTTCATGTCAATTCCAAAATGTATCAAATGCACAACTTCATCATCCGGTATATCTACGAACCCCGCGTCTATGTACTCTTGAGCAATTTTTATTAGGGTCGCGTCAGATCTCAAAAATGGGGAAGGCATATTGTAATCTTTTAATTATATATATATTTTTTTTATTTTATATAATATAATATAATATAATAATTATGTCTTTCGAAATGATTCTTCCCCATCCCATATTCGTTCCAATTGCCCTAGGTTTATTTTTAAATTTTTTAAGTACAGTTGACTCATCTGGGCAATTATTAACTATTTTTGTAAGCTCAATGGTGGTAGCATTTGGCATAACGTGGATGCGAGCTCTTAGTTAAACGATTATCTAATCTCATCTAATCTCATCTTATCTTATATTCCGTCTTAATTGTATTAATTCAATATTTAACAGGGCTTTAAAACTCAGATTTCCTTGCGTATTTTGATTCTGAATAAAATCTCCAGATGTATTTTGTAAACCAGCCGCTGTACCAATTGGACTAGGTGTAATCAATTTTCTATTTTTAGAATCTGTTAAAAATAATGTAAATTTTCTTAGACACCCATCTTTAACATTACCACTAAAAATATTATTACAATTTATGTATTCTATCATCTCACAATCTGTATTAAATATTCCTAATATATCAGATCCGTAATGTACGGAACCTATTCCTGCGGTATCTCCATTGTTTGAAATTGGACTAGCAAAACTATTTCCAATAACATCACATCGTAAGCATATATTGTTGTCCGAAATTCTTTGCATTGGAAAATAACCCTTGACATCAATATTTTGTTCATCCATTGTAACTAACAGCGACGTTTCATTTTCAGGAGTTTTAAGACCCCCGAGAATTAAGTATAAGTCGCTGTCTTCGAAAGTAATCTTTATGTCCGATATATTGTGTTTTTCACCGTTTAAAGTTTCTAAAGATATTTCCAATAGATGGTTACCATCGTGAGAAGCTCTACCCGGGGTAGAATCTATTCCTCCATTTACTAAGAATGGAATAAAACGATTTAAAATTGTATTTTTAATGTCTTTAACTACAAATTGTAATTGTGTAAATTCCTCACATAATAATCCTAATTTTACAGCAAAATCACTAGCTATTTCATGAATAGAGTAATAATTTTGAAAATTTATAGCAGAATTTTTTATAACAGGGGTATTTCCAGAACTAAAAAAAGTTGCTCTAAATTTTCCATTCCTAAAGTTTATACTATGTAAATTATTATACATATTGAAATAAGTTAGATTAATTCGTATTAACTGGTCTCTTTCTGCTGAAATTAAATTTTGGTTTAAATCTATATCATATACATCGCCATAAGCGCTACTTCTTGAATCTACTAAAACATTTATTTCTTTTATTGTGTAATTTGAATGCCCACTCATAGTTTAAAATAAAAGAAATATTAAATTAAATATTAAATTAAATTAAATTAATATTTCTTTTATTATATATTATATTATATAAATGAGTAATAAATTATTAATTGCGTCCGGATTTATATTCTCAATAATTCTAATATTTGTTGTAATATATTTAGTTGTAAATAGAGAAAATTTAGCGGTTACAGAAATTACAGATAATTTTGTTAACGTTTCATCGCCTGGTTATGCTACACTTTTTGATGCTACTGGAAATTTAAGAACCGTAGATTTACAAGCTTATATGTGGACTCCTATTAATAATGGAATAAAAGAAGCATATGCGAAACTTTATAATTTATTAGTATTGCCTAGAGGAATGATTGTTGCTTGGAATGGAGAAAGAGCCCCAACTGGATGGGCATTATGTGATGGCGATAATGGCACTCCTAACTTGAGTGGTAGATTTATTTTAGGAAAAGGAGCCGGTAAAAGTCTTGGTGCTTCGGGTGGAGAAGAAAATGTAAGGTTAACATTTGAGCAAATGCCTCAACATGCTCACAATTATGCCACAATGGAACATGAAGAAAGAGGTTTACAGGGTGGCCGAGACGTCGCCGGAAATCAAAAGGCGCGTTGGGTAAACCGTGCATCCGATTTACAAGGTGGTAATCAACCACATAATAATATGCCACCGTATTATGTTCTAGCTTACATTATGAAACTTTAATCAGACTCTACTGTATCAATATCTTTTTGAATTAAAATGTCTTCAGCTTTTTCTTCATCTTTTTCATAATCCGAATCCGAAGAAACTTCATACTGTTTCCAGTCAATTGCGTGTCTAAAGCAGTAGCATTTTTTTGATCCATCCGGATTTTTGGTGGCGTTAAGATTACACGGATTCCCATCTTTTGTAATCCCATTACATTTTTGCTTTACAGTACCTTTGTCCTTTTTAGAAATAATTTTTTTGGTTTCACACCCTGATTCGTTTTCAGTTTCAAAATCGGTTTTAGATGCGGTTGTAATTTTAGACCCAGATGCCGATTTAGTTCCAGATTTAGATCCGGGTTTAGATTTAGACTCGATCTCATTTTCGTCTTCACTTACAATTTCATTTTTAGATTTTTTGGTCTTGACACCCGTTTTCCCCTTCTGATATTTCTCTACATCTTTTTTTGTAACTTTTCCAGTTTCGCTTGGAATTTCTTCCAATGTGACATTACATTCTGCCGCGTATTCTGCGGCAATTTTAGTTGCAAACTTCTTTTCAGAGTAAATTACGGGCGTCGTGTCTAATTTAGGAATTTTTTTAGAAGACTCGTTATTAATAATTTTATGCGCAAAGTCTACAATTATTGAGTCAAAAATTGTCTTGAGTTCGGTTATCGCTTCATCCGAAAGATCGTATTTGTCTTTAAAAATAGCAAGTTTAGTTTCAATAGCCATGGTTTTATAATGTACTAATTCATACAAATTGCTAATTTGCTTTTTAAGTAAATTATAAATTAGCAATTTTTAACGATTACATTACATTTACATTTACATTTACATTTACATTTAATTTACTGATTTACACATTACATTTACACATTACTTTTAGATTTTCTTATTTTTTTCTGTTTTTGCGGAATGAGATCTTTCCATAATTCTGATACATCGTTTAACATTGGTGTAAAAATTGTTTCGAGTGCGGATTTTAACTGGTGTTCAAAGTAGTATATATAATCTATTGGAATCCGATTTTTTATTACATAATTAGGGTCTTCCACTTTTTCAAACTGTTTCGTGCTTTCATATGTCGCAAAAACATATGGAACCCTATCTCCAGAAGCTACTTTATCCATTTTATCGCGAAATTCTCTTTTTCTAGCCAATGCTACGTGTGGAATATTTGCTGGACATTTTTCGAATGTAGTTTCTTTCTCACAACTCGGACAAATGTGTGTATTTTTAATAAATTCGTCTACAGATTTTTTTGTCAATACGGTTATATCCATCTCTTTTTTGGCTAATACATTCAATTCATAATAAATTTTTGTACATTCTGAACAGACCGCTTTACGATCAAATGCGTATCCAGCTCTAAGACTCTTAGATAAAAGTAATTCTTTCATAGGAACTTCGCCGTTAATTAGTTTTCTTATTTTTTCTCTTGCGAATTCTTTGCTTGTTTCTATTAACTCGTCAACATTTTCAAAAGAATATTCTAAAACTTTATTGTTAAGAAAGATGTACTCAAATATTTGTTTAGAATTTTCTCTGACAAATGTACAATTATCTCTGCGTACAACTTGAATTCCCTTGTAATCGATGTGGTCATATTTTTTGGGATTCGTCCAAAATAAACTCGCATATCGCTTTTTAGAGTATAAAATGAATGGATACATTACTTTTTCAAATTCTAATTCTATCGGACTTTTAAAAGTCGCTGATATTCTATTCGCACATTCTGGTGCTATGTTAAAAACATAATCCATATGTTCTTGACCCTTGAAGTCGCTCTTAAATTTTACATAGATCGAGTCTGTATCTCCGTAAACTACTTCGCAGTCGTACCATTCTTCTGCGCATTTTTTAGAATGTGCAATCATTTGACGTCCACATGCAGTTACTGACGCGGCAATTAATTTATTTGGTAGTCTTCCGTATTTTGCTCCAGTAAACCCGTAAATACTGTTCATTGACACTTTGATTGCTAGCTGTACACCGTTTAAAACTTCATATAATGGATCTTCAGAAAGAAGAGTTTTCATCTGTTTTCTAATAGATTTACGTTCTTTCCATAGTCTTTCTAAAATTTTAGGCATAACGCCTTTATGGTTTTGAGCGAATTTTACTTCTCCCTCTTCCCACTTAATTGTTTCGTAATTTACGTTTTCTAAATTATCAAATTCTGTGTTTTCTACTATAGTTGAATAATCAAAATTGTGTGCAATCATAATAGATGGATACAAACTAGCAAAATCGAGACCGGCGATTGGTACAAAATGAGCCCCCGGCGTTGCTTCCAAAACTGTGGCGCCTGTAAATTTTTCTTCATCTTCTGTGTCGAACGGTTTATAATCTACAGCCGGGATTAGAAAATCGTCTTTTTTAGTTTCATATGCTATTTGTGTATGAACTCTAATTTGTTGTCCACGAAGTTCAATGTATTGAATAGGTACCATAGTAATATTTGACATGCCGATCATATTAGTTATAATTCGAAGTTTTAGAATCAATTCTATAAGAAGCCATGTATCCTGAGCACAATACTTTACTACGAGCGCAATTTTATCTTTAGTAGAAGTATTAAAATTAAAAAGATCTGCTGGAGAGAGATCATCTTTTTTATCCCCGATAAAGTGTTCGGCAACGTTATTAAGTTTATAAGATTCTAGTTTGTGTTCTTTTTTAATAACAAACATCAAATCAAACTGAGTTACACCATAAACCTTAATGTACTTCATCGTGTTGTCTCCATAAGCTGAAGTATTAAGTTGATCTTCGTGAATATGAGCAGGTTTGCTTTCAATTCTACTGAGATTTTCGAGGATGTATTCAATTCCTAGAACTTTAGATCTTTCGTGAATATATTTCCAATCAAAGTTATAACCATTGTATTGAATTAATATATCAGGGTCTGTTTTCATAATAAATTTTACCCAACCTATAATTAGTTCTTTTTCTGAATCATACTCTTCGATTATTATACCATCCACTGGATCGCAGCATTTGTCAATTGGGCTTTTAATAGTCACCATATGTTTTATGCTTTCCTTTGTAGAAAATTTATATAAACTTGTACCAATTTGGGTAATTATATCATTTTCATTTTCTGGATTAGGAAATTCGTTTATGTTATCGTATCGTGTTGAATGAGAAAATGCCTCTATATCCCAAGAAGCCAATGTTAGATTAGCAACTTCTTGAAAATCAAGGGGAGAAACCTGGTTGTATCTAGACGTGTAGCTGTGTTGACACCTAGAAATATTATTATTTCTCTGTGGATTTTTGACAGATACCCACCCGGCCATTTTAATATCCATTTTATGAGTAAAGCGTAAAAATGGTTCGATATTAGATTCATATAGATCAAATTTCAATGGGTTGACGTCTATAGAAATTATTTTCGGTAAACTACCTTTAGTTTTTGGATTAAGTATGTATTTCAGTTTATTGAAAGTATTTAGATTTTTACACACGAATTTAATAAATTTGTATTTTTTTCCATTTGTAAATCCTTTATACTTTTTACGTTCTACGATTGAAACCAATTCTAAATCGTCCCTGTTTTTATACAATTTATTCTTAATGTATTTTTCAAACTCTTTTTTCTTATATTCGTCAAATGTTTTTTGTAGGTGTTCTGGAACAAGTGCGAATAGATATGGTTGGTAATCTTCAAATCTTACACAAACAGACTCTCCGTTTTTATTTACACCAAATGTGTAAATATTATATTTTATTATTGGATCTTCTTCGTCTGAATATTCGTCTGGTTCATCAAATGCTTCCCATGATAATATCTGGTATTGTAATTCTGAAGTATTTGAATCCCAAGTATTGTATTGATTACGTATGAAAGTATCCATTACACCTATTTATAATTTTATATATGCTATAATTTTATATACTTTATAATTCACGGTTTCACTTTTAATTAAATATATAAATTATAAATATAGGTATAGTAATAAATAGTAATTAATGAATATTTTAATTATCCTGATAATTTTAGTATTATTGTATATTGTATTTGAACCATGTAAATATTCATTTACTTCCAAGTCCGGAAGACTTTTTAAGGCTCGTAGTACAAAGGTGGCAAATTTAATAGAAGTAGTTATTTATATATCTCACGATTTAGCAAAAAAAATTAACGAAAACGACGGTAAAAGATTACATTCAAAATTACAAAATACGAGTTTTATAGAATTAATAAATGGAGATTCTCAGATTTTAGCGTGGAATTATGACAAGGGTAGAGAAATTGGAATCAGGGTTTATGACGATAACAATGTTCCATATGACGCTGATACTATTATTACATCGTTATTACATGAATTAGCACATTCTATATGTAAAACAGTTGGACATAATACAGAATGGGAAGAAAAAAATAATTATTTACAAGGATTTAAGGGTATATATATTGAATATTTGATTAACAATACTTTTATAAATAAATAAGTAAGTAAATTAAAGACTATTTCTGTTTTAAGTATAATATAATTAAATATTCAAATGGAAGATCTATTTATTGGAGGAGGGGGTTATTCTGGTATAATGTTTATAGGAGTTTTAGAATATTTACATGAAAATAATCTTTTAAATTTAAAAAATTTTTACGGCTGTTCAATAGGTTCTCTAATTGGAATTCTTTATTTAGCCGGGTGTACACCAAAAGAAATATTATCAAAATTTATGGATCTCGAACTAAAAGAAATAGTAAGATACGATTTTTATAATATATCTAATTTATCTAAAAATCACATAATTGACGATATTTTTTTAGACACACTAATAAATTATATATTCGAATTTAGCGGCAATGACATAAATACAACTTTATTAGAATTTAGCAAAAAAACTAAAGTAAATATCAACATTAATGTAACTAAATTAGATACAAATGAATATATAAATTTTAATAACTCTGAATATCCAAATATTAAATTAAAAGACGCAATAAAAGCTTCTATGAGTATCCCTTTTATATTTAAAAGTGTTCGTATAGGAGACTCAGAATATGTGGACGGATGTTGTAAAAACGTTTATGGATCCCCGAGGGGAGATGTATATATATGTGGTTATAGTATCATAGTAAACTATTCAGGAAATTCTTACATGAACAAGGTGTTTAAGACTTTATTGAATTATACTAAACCCAGATCTACGTTTATAATAGAATGTACAGATAAACTTAACCCAAGTGTTTATTTAAATTTAGATAAACTGGAACCAAATTTAATAATTGAATTATATAAAAGGGGTATTTTTTTCGCAAAAGAACAACTTAGATAAGTTAAGTTAAGATAATTAAGTTAAGTAATTAGAATAGTTCGATTGGTTTTTTTAAGTTCTTGAAGATAATCATAATTTTCCATAAATTTTTCGACGCTATTTTCAGGATCAGTATCGGGGTCTGGATTTGAAATTTTAAATGGATTAAAATCAAGCGATACAATTGTATTCCTCGGTGAAAGATGTATCTCTTTTACACAATTTTTAAATTTTTTAGAGTGAATGTATTCACCATTGAAATAATAAGAATCTGTGTGTTCTGAAATTATAAAATATGGAATACAATTTAATTTACATAATTCGATCGTACAACTAGATATTGTATTATATTCGGTAAAATTATGAAATATAATACAAAATTTTGTGTAATCTAAAACATTTTTAATATCGGAATTGTAAGTTTCGTTTGACGTAGATCTTCTAAAAACTGTAAACCCTTTTCTAATACATACATTTTGTAACATTTTCATATTTTTGCCGTAAAATATATTGATTCGGTGCGAAGTTTTAATACATTTATCGTCAATACGTCTCATAATCTTCGCAACGTTGTCCCAAGACTGGTCTGTTATCACTGTAATATTTACTAAAATCTCACGTGGAACACTAGGTTCGTCGATTGTATTCATATCCATATCTATATATGTATTTATATAATGTATTTAGATTTATTAATTTTTAGCAATTAAATGAATTGTGATATTCTATTTATCTATATAAATATCTCATTTCCTGATTGTTTATAAAAAATTTTTTATACATTAAATATAATACTAATAAAACAGGTATAAGCAGAGCATTTTTTCCCCAAAAAAGATAAGAAACATACATAAATACACTAAATATAAAAATAAATTGAAATGTAGTACTACTTCTATTTTGGTTTACGTTCATCGCGGTCCCTGTTGCCCATGCAATAATAAATACGGTCATTACAGCGCAGAAAAAAATATACCCAAATATTTTTGAAAGTGTACTATATCTAGATTTTGCCATTAATAATATATACAAATCAAAATAAATCAAAATTAAATTAAATTAATGAGTTAAATTTGTATATATTATTATATTATTATATAATTTAATTTGTAAATGCTGAACGTTTTAATTTTTATAATTCTATTAATAATCACAGGAAGTTCTATTTACATGATCGAAAAACTTTTTGTAGAAAATATTCCTTTAAAACCCATAGTTCCTGTAAAACCCGAAGGTATTGTAGATACAATAGATATCTTTTCCGATTATATAATAGTATTATCAATGGAAAACTGTCCATACTGCGAAATTTTACAAAACGATTATATTTCTGAAACGGAAAAAAAGCATACAGTGATTACTTACAAAAGTAAAGACAAAACTTTTGGTTTCGACCCTAATTTTATAGATATACCGACAAAAGATAGAGAAAATATTATAGACGAAGTAGATAAATTTTTGAAAGGACCTACTATATTTCCAACTATTATACACAATAAAAAGATAACACGTGGTTTAGCAGATAAAGAAGTATTAAAAAAAATTTTTAAATAATTGCTTGAATTATTTTTTCGTACAATGGATTGACATTATGAGGAATGCCATCTTCGTCAAAGAGTGCTATAGGCAGTTCAGCTTCTTTAATTACATCTTTAATATTTATTAAACGGGTATCGGAGTAAGTATTTAATTCTTGAAAAAAAAGATTAAGTTCGTTTATAAATTCTTCAAATTTGCTTTTACACGGTTCGATTGTAATATCTATGATTCCGTATTCATTGAATGTAGGAATGTCGGAATCATAAACAATGTCGTTAAAATATTGAACAATTTTTCCACGAGTTTTATTCATAGAGATTAGATATCCAAAAAGTTGATACAGATCATATTCATTTCTCCTGACATTCTGAAGTTTCATTCTTGTTTTAATTTCTATGACAACGTCATTATCATTATCAGTGGCATCATGAAATCCCCTTATTGCCCAATTAAATTCAGAATTTGTAAAGGTAAAGATACAATTATTGCCTTTAGTGTATTTCTGTTTTTTTATAACACTTTTTTCTGAGTTTGTTCCACAATCTTTTTTGAGAGATGTTTCTATAAACGTTTTTGCGAAATCGAGATCTTTTTTTGTAATTTCTTTTTTAAGTTTCATTTTGTCGGTTATATTCTTTTCGATTGTTTTAAAGTCTTTTGGATTATTTACGGTTTTTTTATGTTCCAGATACATATCTTTAATTTCCATGTCAAACGTTTTAATATCTTTTGAGATATATTCTATAACTCCTATAATTTTAAATACATCTTTATAGATTTTTTTGTATTTTCTACACAACAGAAGCAGCATTATTTTTTGCCTATTTTCATAAGGGTTTTTACCGCATGCGGCTGCGATATTAGAAATTTCAAGAGTATTCATTTGCGTAGTAATTCGTTATCATTACTATAGATTAATTTATCTTTATATTTTATATTTTAAAGCAATTAGTAAAATATAAAGTATAATTTTATTAAATTTAGTATTCGAATTAAACGATTTTAATCAAAATAAACGTTTTAATAGTCAGTAAATATTCTTACCACGCCAAATGATACCTTTAGATTTACGTTCTTCCATAGCTTCTTTAGATATTACGTGTAAATGTATTGGGTCTGTTGTCGATCCAGATACATTTACATGCATTGGTTCTGCGTACGATTCTGGAGCAGCTACATACACCTGTTCGGGCTCTGGAACTACTTCAGTAACTGGTTCGGGTACTACTTCTGGAACTACTTCAGTAACTGGTTCGGGTACTACTTCTGGAACTACTTCAGTAACTGGTTCGGGTACTACTTCTGGAACTACTTCAGTAACTGGTTCGGGGACTACTTCTGGAACTACTTCTGGAATGACTTCAGTAACTGGTTCGGGTACTACTTCTGGAATGACTTCAGTAACTGGTTCGGGGACTACTTCTGGAACTACTTCAGTAACTGGTTCGGGGACTACTTCTGGAACTACTTCAGTAACTGGTTCGGGTACTACTTCTGGAACTACTTCAGTAACTGGTTCGGGGACTACTTCTGGAACTGGTTCGGGGACTACTTCTGGAACTGGTTCGTGGACTACTTCTGGAACTGGTTCGGGGACTACTTCTGGAACGACTTCTGGAACGACTTCTGGAACTGGTTCGGGGACGACTTCTGGAACTACTTCTGGAACTGGTTCGGGGACGACTTCTGGAACTGGTTCGGGGACGACTTCTGGAACTACTTCTGGAACGACTTCTGGAACTGGTTCGGGGACGACTTCTGGAACTACTTCTGGAACGACTTCTGGAACTACTTCTGGAACTACTTCAGTAACTGGTTCGGGTACTACTTCTGGAACTACTTCTGGAACTACTTCTGGAACGACTTCTGGAACTACTTCTGGAACTACTTCTGGAACGACTTCTGGAACTACTTCTGGAACTACTTCTGGAACGACTTCTGGAACTGGTTCGGGGACGACTTCTGGAACTACTTCTGGAACGACTTCAGTAACTGGTTCGGGGACTACTTCTGGAACGACTTCAGTAACTGGTTCTGGTACTACTTCTGGAACGACTTCAGTAACTGGTTCGGGGACTACTTCTGGAACTGTATCAAAATCTCCCATTATATTATTTAATAATTGAAAAATATTTTTATTTTTAATTTAAAACACGTATTATATTACCATTTTTAATTCAACTTAAAAATAAACCCTGGTTCAAAATAAAAGCAAATGACGCAGTCGCAATTAAAACTTAAGACTCTAATCTTAGATAACAGTATATTAGAATTAATTTATAATATCAATATAAATATGTTTGAAAATGAAATTTCGAACGAAACACTAGAAGATGCCGTTCTTTTAAAAAAAAATTTAAATAAAAATATATATAATTATGAAATTTTTAAATTTCGCATCAAAAAAATACACAGATCTTGGAATAAAATCCTGACCGATAATTTTAAAAATTTAATTATCGATTTCAACAAGGCTTATAAAAAATACTACACGGAAAAAATTGAATATGAAAAATATTTAAATAGATTTTCTACAAAATGTGATGAAAAAAATTTATTTAAATTTATGGACGGTCTTTCTCTAAAACCTAAAAAAACTATAACCAAAAAAAATTAGATTTTATTAAAATAAATTTTCTTCTTCATCCGATTCTTCTCCAAACCCGTTTATTATAGGTCCGCCAATTTCAGAATTCATTTCAGAATTCATTTCAGAATTAGTTTCATTTTCTATGTTTTCACTTTTTTCACTTTTTATGTATTTAACAGCTGGAACTCCGTTTGAATTAACGTATTTTTCTGCAGTGTAGTCGCTAGCAAATTTCGAACCAAATTTGTTAAGCATGTGCTGACTTAACTGCTCCGGATTCATGTCATATACTCGCATATTTTTAGTAACTGGAATGCTTTCGGTTTCGGTTTCATCGTAATCTTGATTTTCATTTTCATTTTCATTTTCATTTTCTTCTTCTTCATAATTTTCTTCATAATCCTGATCTTCATTTTCTCCAAAATTATTATCGAGATTATCAAAATCGTCTACGGTTAAGTCATCGAAAATGTATCCAGTGTCATTGTAATTTTCAGTAATTCCGAATTTTGCTGCTTTCTGAGTAGCAATATATGGTCTAACTACATCTTTTATATAACTTGGATTCAAAATCTGTAAAGTGTTTGTCATTATACCCTGTTTGTTGTTCAATAAAGCAAAAGCCTTGGCGCGTCGCTGCATTTCTTTTGTTACTGTTTCTCCTGGATTTAATTTGTAAATTCCAGATATTACATTTTCATTTAATATTCTTAATAATTCAAAACCTATTTGTTTAAAAATTTTTAATGTTGGTGCCTGAAATGCTTTAACAAACATGCCAGTTGGACCAGTTACAAACCCGATAAAATATACAATTGGAGCTGAATAACCGTATATATAAACTGGAATGGCTCCTAAACCGATCGCATCTACCGCCGGAAACGCTCGTGTTATGTCTTCCTTGCTTTCTACCTGATATCCAACGTATTTAATCAATGATTCGAGATCTTGTGTTGATAACGGATTGATTTGTCTAGACGATATATCTGGATCTTCATATGGAGCTACATTAAATGTCGGAAATTGACGCGGAGCTATAGTCGGCGGAGGACTAAATTGTGGAACCTGTGGCATAGACTGTGGCATCATTGGTAACGGATCAGATGAAGAACCAGCCCCAGACGAACTTGGACCGGCCCCAGACGAACTTGGACCAGCCCCAGACGAACTTGGAACCACTCTGGATGGACCCTGTCCTGTAGAATACTCTGGAGTTATTCCAGCCGAATTTAAACAGGCCCGTAATTGACTTTCAGATAAATGAGCAATCATCCAATTAATTATCTGTTCAGTTGTTTTGTCTTCAAAAAAACTTATCGATTCTTGACTCATTTAATAATATTAACACATTTTAATTTTTGAAAAATAATTCTTAATATCGTTTTTATATCATAATTATAACGCAAAGTTTATTTTAAAGAATCTAGCGCTTCTTTTATAGCACCTGGATTATTTGCAGCAAGTATTAATAATTCTTCCAAATAGGACTCTGGATATCCATATGTAGCTATCAATTTAACGACGTCTTCATTTATTTTCTGCTTGACACTATCTTTTTTAATTAGTTCAACCATTTCTCTTCTTATATTTATTGAGATATTTGTATTAGTAGACAATGTTGTGATACATTTCATTAATAAACCGGCCATATTTTTAGTGTGATCGAACTTAATAAATCTCGTTCCCTTTTCATTGAAGTACTTTTTTCTAAGAAATGGCAACAATGCGTATTTTTTGGCTAAATCTACGAAATATAATTTTATTTCTCGAGGTAGTTCTAATGTTGTGAGTGTTTCTTCGTTTTTCCATGGAACAAGTACTTCTCTCATATTTAAATCGGGGTTTATGATGTCTGTATTTATAATCTCAGAATCTTTATAAACTACAAATTCTCCAAATTTATTCTGCCCAGTTTCAACAAATTCAAGATCGTATTCTTTATTTGGAAATGAGTATTTTCTTTCGTAGATTTCGTTGAAATTAACCTTCTTTGGTATTCCAGTTCTGAGATAAATTTTACCAGTAGACGGATTTTTATAATGAATATTATACGTACCGTCTACCAGCGGTACGACCATTTCTTCTAAGCGCAAAATGTTTCCGTTTTTGTTTATATCAACATCAATTGAACATTCTTTCAACAAATTTTCTATTTCCGTGTTCACTGCATACTTTCGTAAAGACATCATGGCCATTTTTTGATCTATACTCACACTTGATAAACTTTTCCAATTTTGTATATTTCCTATTTTTAATGCTTCCGATGCCTCTGTGTCTACTTTTTGTCCACCAATCGAAAAAACTGAGTAGTGTCTGTATATATCTACATATTGTTCTACATTCGGTAAACTAGAATGACTACAATATCTAGATGCTCTAGCTATAATCTGATTGATTCTAGATTCATTCCACCACGGTTCGGTAATATGTACTTGCTTTACATTTCTAAAAGATACACCCTCCATAACCGAGCGAGTACCTAAAATTACTTTTAATACATTTCCAGTATTATTTTCAGGCGAATTGAATTTGTTTCTTGCTTTTTTAATTAAATCACCCGTTTTGTCCTTTGTTTTTGTTTCAGAACTCCATATGAAGTATCTATTTTCTCCGGGACCGTATAAGTCAAAACTTTTAAATCCGCATGCCTCGAGTATAATAGCAAGTGGTTCAACTCCGTACGTTAGCCAATTTGAGAAAATAAAAACTGGTCCGTTACATAATAATGTTAATTCTATTATTTTAGAAAATTTATTAGAAAACTGTGTTACAAAGTCTAGAACTGCTCTTTGTTCAAGTTTTCTTTTTAGTAATTCATTCTTAAAAATTTGTAAAGCTTCTTTTTTTTGCGCAAGTGTTTTATTTACCTGATTTTCTTTTTGAGGAAGAGCTATATTTGAATATTGTTGTGTAGTTACGTATATCCCGGTTACCTTGTCCTCCGACGCTGTATCGTAATTACCTAGTAAAATATTCTGATAAATTCCAAATCCTTCGGCATTTTGTGTATTTTTGTCCTTCGAAGCATCGGATACTAAAGCACTGATGTAAAGTGTTTTGTGCTGAGGTGTAAAAAGATGTTCAAGTGTAATCGTTCGCTTATACGGATAAGCATTCGGATTACCACCTTTGAAATATGAAATATATCCAGAACATAAATAACTAATTAAATCTTTATTAATTACACACGAATTTTGTGAAATCCAAGTTTTTCCAGATTTGCTTTCAGTACAATTTCCTTCTTCGTCTATTTCTCCTATAAAAAATTTATAAAAGTCTTTTTGAGTAACTGGAAACGGTATTCTCGGTCTTAATAAATTCATAGTTAATGCCAATTCATATGGATTATCATAAACGGGTGTTGCAGACATAACTGCGATTTTTAATCTTGGGTGAAAGTAATACTTAATAGCGTCATACAATTTTTTATAGAATATACCTCCCTCGGATACTAATCTTTGAATTTCGTCTATTATTAAAAGTCCGTTTTCACTAAACAACGCAGAGTCTTCATTTAACAAACGATCTCCTTTTATCATTGCACCCGTCTTTCCAGTTTTATACAGAGAATTTATGAATGTTTGGTGACTCACAATGTCAAAGGTTCGAAGTATACTGGATCCGTAGTAAGATTGTTGTTTAGCAAGTTCTTTTACGAGTGTCTGATGTCTATTTTCTTGATCAGTAAATAATTTCTTAGTAGCTTGAGATGTATCTCCGTCGTCTATTAATTTTTTATATCTTTCTAATATTTCATACGCCCTGTTTGCTTCGGTCATTTTTAAATTGAGCATTACATTTTGAACATCTGAAACGTAATAGTCACGATCTTCATCTCCCTCTCGGTGTAAACAAAATGACGGACACGAAAAATATTTTCCATTTCTAATTTCGCCCGAGATTTCTTCAAAGTATTGATCAACAAGTGGCGCCGGAACAGCAAATATAAGTCGTCTATTTGTGGAATTTTTGAGAGCTTCTCCAATAACTATAGATGTACACGACTTTCCCGAACCAAGTCCGTGAAAAATCAACATATTATTAAAATTTGAAGCCGGACCCATTATTTGTCCCATAAATTTTTGTTGCGGAGTAAGCGACATATCTGGTATTTTACAGATTTCGTCATTTGTTTTGTCTATGTATCTTTCATTGAATTCGAATGGGGATACTTCAGCATCTGGAAAAGCTTTTGAAGAATAATTGGAGTCTATAAAATCATACATTTCTTTAGATGTATATGTGTCGACGTTATACAAATTTGGGAATATTTTACCTTCGCAGTTGATTCGATTTTTTTCACGATCTTCTGGATTTTCATAATAATATTGTAAACATGCCATATTATTATGAAAATGTAATATTTTAATTTTGGATTCTTTTCTCAGATAGTCCGATACATAATTTATATTTTATATTTTATCGGAAATCTTCATTTACGAATCCGGTGCGATATCCATTTATTCTGTTTTGTTCGCGAAAGGTCATCCAAAGTTAAAATTTCTAACAAATGGTTTTTTATACTTACGACTGATGTTATATTTCGAATTTATTTTTTTAGAATTTATTTCTTTTTGTAGACGTTTATACGTTTTGTATTTGTATAACCCATTTCTGGATTTGTACATTATTTTAATTTTCATTTTTTTAGCAGTGTTTTGTAACTTGTTAAATAATAAAGCTTTATTTTCAAGTTCTTTTCTTGTTAAATACTTTCGTTTACCTCTTAAATTTTTAGTAATTTTAATACCAACCGATTTTAATTTGTTCTTTAGTTTTAAATGTGACATAGCTTTGATCCTAGTTGAAATATTATTTATTTTTCCAAACTTGTAGCCCAAAAATTTCCAAACTGGACTTGTATTCGTGCTGGCAGCCTCGGCGGTTATTTCACATCCTAGTCTTACCCCAATTGAAGGAAGTTTCCGCGATATAGCAGTTCCGCTATCTATGTATACGAACCTAAGTTCTTCCCTCGATCTTGAAGAGGGTCCGGAATCAAAAATTACGGTTTTTCCTACAACGGAAGCTATATGAGCTGCTATAGTATCGAAGGTATGAAAAGCTTTAGGATAGGCATCATTAGCATAAGATACAATCTGTAAAAAATCTCCTAAAGTTTTAACGCATGTACTTTGTGTAATAAAATATTTAAAATCTTTTTCGGCGTAATCTTCAAGTTCAGTCCCCTGCTCTTTATATGTGGTCATCCATTGCTCGATTATTAAATCCATTCTAGCACGCTTAGTATTTTGAAGAGGTAACGCTAATACATTCATTGGTCTAAATAAAAAAGAATGTACATAAACACGTACAGGTATCTTGCCAGTTTTGGGTTCTGGAAGAGCTGGAGTTAGAGTGGAATCTACTATATAAAGTCGTTGCTGACCTAAATCGACAAACGCTTTTATTCTAGTAGGTCGATATGTATATTGTTGTTGTCTAATATAAAATTTATAATATGAATGTAATGTTCCAAACCACGCCGGATCAGATGATGCAGCTATATCTATTATCAGATTTTGCATTCTTGGATTAAGGGATAGACCAACAGCTTCTGGTGCAACATTAATACTCGCACTTGTAGCATCTATTCTTACCTTAATTGGATCAATTTCGCTGAAAGGAAAATCTATAAGATTTCTATGTAGATTCGGCGTACTCTGTAGCTCGCCTGGATTTAGAATACCAGAACTTGGATATTTATTAATTCCCAAAATATGTATTATTGCCTGGGAAACAGCTTTTGCATTAAAGTCGCTTTTGAAAAAAGCAAATAAACCGTCTTTGCAAAAGTTTTCAACTTCTTGTGGATTTTGTAGTACGGGTGATAAATTTATATTACATGACATATATATTTCAATATTTATTAGGAATATACAGTGAGCAAGTAGAGTGTACTTATTCGGGTCGCCTACCAATGAGCGCGAGCGTGTGTGATCACATGCTTTCATCACATTTTCAACATTGGCTTTTATAACATACTCATTAATTGCTACCTTATTTTCTTCTACAGTAGATGGAACATAAATCCATTCATATCCATCCTGGTAATTTTTTTTTTTAGTGTTTTTTTTTAAATCGTTGATGTAGATTTTAAGTGAATCTGAAGATGTAGATTTGGTAAAGTCGTGCGCGGAATCGCATCCTAGCATTATACTGAATAAATGTATAAAAATTTCCTGAGACGTATATTTGTCAAAATGATGATGGTCATAAAAACTTGGTTTAATTAAAAGTTCCGCTTTATCAACATACCAATGTCTTCTAATTTTATCAAGCGGAATTCCTTTATCCATTCTATCTAAATATTTTTGGTATAAATCTACTTCGATTAATTCAGGTTGTATAACTGGTTCCGGAGCAGCAGGTAGTGCAATAGGAGCAGGGGGTCGCGCTAACCTATCAGCTACACTTGGAGCGTTCCACAATAAAAATCTAGGAATCATAGTTATAATATATATTACATAATTATTTAATTTTCTAAAATATTGATTACCTTATTTATGGTTGGTATACAAACGTTAACTATCTGAGATATTCTCGATTTAGAAGGCTGTTTAAGCCCAAGTTTAAACTTAACAACATAAAATAAAACCCCAGCTGTTATCGATTTGGGAGCTACAGACTCTAACTTTTCTATATTTAATGTATAGATTTCATTACAGATGTTATAAGTACTATATGGTAATCCGAGTTCTGAACAGAATTTAATGAATGTATCATTTTCTTTGATATCTATTTTTTCTTTACCGAGATGTCCATAAGTCTTATTATTATCCATAATTTCCATGAATATTTTTTCGCCCTTTAAAAATCCCTTTTGATTTCCATCCGTGATATCAATAATTCGTTGCCTATCAACTGGAGTATTATTGAATACACATGAATAATACAAGCAGGCTGAAATTAATCCATTTCTTACCGATGCCCGAGTAAGTTTACCAGATTCCATACATATGTGCCACATGTTTTTAGCTGTAGGAAGAACATTTTGATGTATTCCAATGTTTGTACAGTAATTACTCAATTTTTCCGATATTATCCAAAAAGTCTTTTGTTTATGACTAAAGGTTTGTTGATAATGTATTCTCATCATTAGACCATATTTATTAAATCCTGGAATTGTACCGGGTATATCATATGGATTATCGGATATATACGCATCTGCGCGTTGAATACTAACCTGATACGTGCCGTTGTCATTTTTGTAAGTGTTCCATTCATTTGATTCAAAAATAGATGTAAAAAAAACTAGGCCACAGTCCTGACATATTTCAGATTTTTCTTTTTCGTCGATAAATTTTTTAAGATGTTTACACAAATTACAAGCGTCATATTCGGATAACTTAGAATAAGTGTCAGTGTCGGTGTTACATTTTTCATTTTTATGTTCATTTTCTAATTGTACCTTTTCAAAGTCTTTCCATATCTGATCTACATCTGTGAACATAATACAGTGTCGCTTTCAATGTAATATACTACCAATTTCTTTAATATTCTTCTAAAAACGCAATATTTTTAAGGTGCGCTAATTTATTCTTTTAAATTAAAATATTAAATAATAATTAAGTTATGTATAAAAATAATTTTATCATAAATTTAGATCGTGAAAAATGTTTAGTAACTATAGATGCGAAAAAATTCGATTATCGCGAAGACGACTTTGACGACTTTTTAATTCTTTTTGAATCTACGTGGAATTTAATTAAGAAAGACAATTTGGTGTGCCATTTATTTATAAATCTTGAAAATTGTAAGGGAAATCATAACTTTCCACTACACGTTTATATTAAATTGTCGAGCTGTTTATCAAATCTAAACGAAACGTTTAATTCGAATTGTCACGGAATATCAATTTTAACCGAAGATGCTGAAAGATGGAGAGTAATATATAGTATTATTATAAAATTGTGGCACCCACCTATAGAAAGACCTATATTATTAACAGATAAACCATCTGAGATAAAAATGTTCATTAAAACTAATAAATTAATAAAATAATTAATAAATGATTTAATTATTACGTTTTTTAATTTATAATAAGAAACTAGTAAAATAGTAAATTGATAAACAAATGCTCAAAGTTATTACTTGGAACATCAATGGTATTCGCTCCCGTATTTTTAACGACAAAATTGCGTCCAAATTGAAGAAAGACGCATTAATGGAGATTCAAGAAAATAGCCCAATAGACATTCTTATCAAGGAAGAAGATCCAGACATTATTTGCCTTCAAGAAACTCGTTGTAGCATTGCTATTTCTAAAAATTTTAAGATTCCTGGATATAATTCGTATTTTAATGAATCAAAATCTTCTGGAGCAAGAGCCCCAGAAAGATATTCCGGTACATGTATTTTTTATAAAGAGCATCTAAATTTAAAAGACATTCAAGAACAGATTCCTGGATACGAAGACACGGAGGGCAGAATTATAGTGGCAAATTTTGATAATTTTGTACTTATTACGGTATACGCGCCCAACTCTGGATCTAATTACGATAAAAAAATAATCTTCATTGAAGCTATGATAATGTATTTAAATTCACTTGAAGGTAAAGTTATCTTCTGTGGGGATTTGAACATCGCTGTTTCGACTCACTTTGACATTAAAAGCACTATTGCAATGCCTGGAATTTATCCGCATGAACTAGAATTCTATGATCGTTTAATTAAAATTAATTACAGAGACTGTATCGATAATGACGACATCATTTTTACTTGGTGGGATACACGTAGGGCGAAGGAAAACGGAATGTCCATTGCTAGAAACAGAAACGAGGGATGGAGACTTGATTACTTCTTTACTAAGAATATTAATCAAGGTTCCAGTAAATGTTTAAAACACATCGGGGAAAATAATGAAAATATACCACTTGCTAGCGATCACGGTGTTGTAGTTTTGAATACATTGATTGATTGATTTATTAACTTATTTAATCTCCTTTTCTATCTTTAAAATAGTAATAAACCGAAGCAACTAAAACGAGAGTCATAATAATACCAATTATTAAAGTCATTCTGTACATTATAACATCAACTGGCGCATCACCACACGTGTTTGTAGCGCAGCAGCCTCCCAAACTTGGATTATTTGCTACTTTAAGAGCATTAAGTGAAGAAAAAACTGTCCACACCCATGCAACTAATACAAGTGTAATAAAAATAAAAAATGGATTATTAGCTGGCATATAAGTTATTCCCATTTATATTATTATATATATTTTAATTTTTGTTTTAAATTTAAACGTCGTTCCAAAAATCTTTCAATTTCAAATTCAAAATTTTTGTATATTCTTCAGATAGCGTTTTCATTTTATCATTTAATGTATCTATAGTGTCTTTGCTGAATGAGTGTATTTTCATGTCTGTAAGATATCTATAACTATTTTCAACTTTAGAATATTTTTTCATCTCAAGTTGAGAATTTATAAATTCAAGTGGCTGCCGGAATACCTTGATATTTTCATGGATTACGTCATCGATGAATTTTATTTTAGCTGTTATTATATCTAGTTCACATTTGATTTTATTAATCTGGTATTTCTGTCGTTTGAGGTAATATTCATTCCTGATTTTCCAAAATCTAAAAATTATTTCTTCAGCGCTCTCCATTTTTACTATTTTATCATTTTCATCAAATACATACATGTTTTTCCCTGATATATGGGACATCAATTTTAATTTTTTTTCTATTTCTCCGTTGGTAGTCCATTGTATTACATTTTCCAATGATAAACTAACTTCAAAATGAATAGTAGTATCAGTTGAATTATTCTTATAAGAATAAATTATTTCGTCAGTTTCAAGTTTATCCAAAAAAGTTTTGTAATCTTCTGTCCAGGTTCCGATCGGTAGTTCCGTAATTATAATCTTATTGCTTTTCACTTCATATAATCCATGTGATGTCCATTTGTTAGTTTCAACTTTAATAATTTTTCCAGTAAAGCCTTTGTACCACGGCATCAGTTCTTCAATTTCACAGTCTTCATTTTCAGTCAATTTTAGTAGTCTATCTTTTATGTCTTTTGGATTAAAACATGGAATATCGGTAGAAAATCCAGTTCCGATTCCCCTCGATCCGTTTATCAAAATTATCGGCAAATTAGGGACGTAATACCTCGGTTCAATAGAAAATCCATCGTCGTCGAGATAGTCTAATATATTGAAATCATCTGGATTAAATAACTCTTTAAAATTTTTAGAAAGATTGGTAAAGATGTATCTTGGACTCGCCGAATCTTTACCACCGAATAGTCTGGAACCAAACTGTCCCACTGGTTCTAAAAGATTTACATTATTAGAACCCACGAAATTTTGTGCTAAATTTATAATTGTATCCTGTAGACTCGCTTCACCATGATGATAACTCGAAACTTCAGATACATATCCAGAAAGTTGTGAAACTTTTATTTCAGAGTATAAATTTTTCTTAATACAAGCAAAAATTACTTTTCTTTGTGAAGGTTTCATTCCATCTATAAAATTTGGAATAGATCTTACGTTGTCCGCAATCGAAAATAAAACTAGTTCTTTATTAATTAATGTAGATATGTCAACTTTACAAACTGTATAATCAAGTGTTTGAGGATTTTTTATATTGTCTAATATCCATTTCTTTCTTGAGTCCGATTCGGTTTTGCTGAAAGCAAGATTTAAATATTTTTCATCTTCTTCTGAACAGTTTTTATAATCGAGAGTTTTCATTTCTTTGAAGTACTCTTTAGCTTCAAGGGTTGTGCTAGTACCAAGTCCCTTGTAATATTTAATTTTGAATTTAGATGTATCATTCTTTTCTTTCCACAAATTGTAATCGCTGATATTGTAAAACGGTGTTGTTAGGTTTTTATGTGAAACTTTAACAATTGGTGTAATTAGGGAAGACACAAAATCCGTTTTGAGTAGTTCTGGCCAGCCATCTCCTATAAAATTAATAATGAGACTTTTGATGTGAAATCCATCTGTATCCGCATCTGTCATGATTAGAATTTTTCCATATCTAAGTTCTGAAACTGCTTTGTATTTTTTACCAGTTTGAAGTCCGATGATCTTTTTAATGTTATTAATTTCTTCATTGTTGGCAAGTTGAGCATAAGTGGCAGTTTTTGTATTTAAAAGTTTACCACGAAGTGGAAAAACTCCGTAGTGATCTCGGCCTACTATAGACAACCCCGAAATCGCAGTTGCTTTAGCCGAATCTCCTTCTGTAAAAATAATAGTACAGTTTTTAGAGTCCTTCGTTCCAGCTTTATTTGCGTCATCTAGCTTTGGAATTAGAATCCGTCCGATTTTTTTGCCGTCAGTCTTCTGTAGAGATTTCTTTTCTTTTGCTTCTGCTATTGCTAAAATGCTGTCGATTATTCCCAATTTTGCTATTTGTGATATAAAATCATCAGAATGAGTAAATTTAGTTCCGAAGTCTGAAACTTTGGTGATGTGTTTTTCCTTGGTTTGTGAAGAATAAGTCGCATTGTCGATGAAGCAATTTATAAAAACAAATAGATTATCCTTGATGTATTGTGGTTTGATTGTCAGGTTTTTGTGTTTTTCTTGAATTAGATCGGTTAATTTCTTAATTATTGGATTTATAACGTGTTCTACGTGACTTCCGCCATCAGATGTACATATTCCATTAACAAACGATATACATTGGAATCCGTTTTGAGATGCTGATACAGAAACTTTCCATCGTTCATTTTCACTTTCTTGAATTACTCTTGGACTTGTTTTAATATTTCCAATGTAAACAGAAATATAATCTGAAAAATTTTTAATGGGCAATTTCTTACCGTTCAGAAAGATGTCTACATATTTAGGTGTTATAGCACAGATGTCGAAAACACGCTTGATTAGAACTTCATTTGTGTCATCGGATATACATTTTACTCCAAATTTTTCGAAATCTGGAAAAAATGTAATTTTTGTATATTCTTTAGATGAAGTCGTAATGACCGGTTTCCCTATAATACTCAAATTTTTTTCGTAAGTTTGGGTGTATTTTTTACCGGCTTTTGCGGTTTCCACTGTAAATACATTCGAAAATATAGCAGTAAGTTTAGCACCGAGACCATTTAATCCACCTGTAGTTCTTTTAACGGTGTCGTCGTAATTACTGGAAGTTAATAAATTCGCAAAGATTAATTCTGGAATATAAATATCATATTCTGGGTGAATTTCAATAGGTATTCCGGAGTCATTGTAAACTGAAATGAATTTATCGTTTATTTCTATTTTGATACATTTAACAGATTTGTTTCTCTGTACCTCATCGGTTGCGTTAACCAAAATTTCATCAAATATTTTAAAAATACCAGGATTCCACTTACACATCTTAATTTCCGATTTATTAGTTTCTAGATTTACAACCCAACACTCTGTTGATGTACATTTTGTATCCCCGATGTACATACCAGGTCTGGCCAGTATGTGCTCTATTTGCGTGTATTTTTTATAATTTTCCGTCATTGTATCCCAATAGTTTTATTTGCTATTTTTTTAAACTATTTTTTTTTTAGCAATAATTAAATTAAATTAAATTTTGAGTTCTTCGATGTATTTCTCGATTTGATTAATAGTATGTATGCCATTTATTTTCTTAATTTTTTTGCCATATTTAATTATTATGTATGGAATAGTGTAAATTTTATTTTCCATTAAATACGATTCAAAATTTTCGTTATCAAAAGATATATAATAAATAAGTGAATTTGGAATAGTTACCAAAATTTTATCAATTTCGATACACGGAATACACCAATCTGTTCCAAACTTAAAAAATACTATTTTATCTCCATAATCTATTTTAATTAAAGTATTAAAAGTTGTAAGATCATTAACAGTGATACCCATTATATTTATATTATTATATTATATATATTCGTTTTAATTTTAAATTAATAATATAATAAATTACAAATGGAGACATATCATACTGAATATGGTTTGATTACTCTATATAAAAATGAAAATTATATCGGGGATGTTTTTAGAAAAGGTGAATACTGGGAAATCAATACGTTATTAGAATTGCGTAAATATATACCCGCTAATCGCAATATTTTAGAAATAGGAGGACATTGCGGTACGTCGTCTATTGTATATGCTTCTTATTTAAACGATACACAAAAATTGTACGTATACGAACCACAGCGTGATATGTATAATTTATTAGTTAAAAATATAGAACAAAATAATCTACAAAATAAAATTATACCACGCCATTCGGGTGTATTCTGTTTCGAAGGATGTGGAAAAATGAATGCTGTTGCTTTAGATGGTGGTGGAGGAAATGTAAAAAAAAGACACACAGATGAAAGACATTTAGGGTGTAATTTTGGAGGTATTTGCTTAGGAGACGATGGAGAAGATATTAAATTAACAACTATAGATAATATGAATTTAGACGATATAGGTTTTATTCATTGTGACGCACAAGGTTCTGAAAATTTTTTATTTTCAAAAGGTGTCGAAACTATTAAAAAATATAGACCGGTTATATTATACGAAAATGAAGATTTTTTTGGACCATATCTAAGTGATGCTGTAAATAAAAGCTATCCAACTTACAAGGAAGATGGTAAATTTGATATTAAAAAATATTGTATGGAACAATTAAATTATTCAAAATTTATAGACCGTTTTGCCGGTGGATGGGATACACTTTTAATTCCATAATATATTTGAATTTGATTTTATTGAATTTGATTTTACTGAATTGGTTTAATTTTGTACTTTATTTTATAAATAAAATGTAATGTAATACAATGGCGTTTCTAGATTTTTACACTTTAGATCTAATGCATTTAATTATAATAGGTTTTTCAAGTTTTTTGTTTTACATGTTATTAAATAAATTTGATAAGGAAGAAAAATATAAAAAGTTGTGTCTCGGAATATCATGCTTTTCGGGTATAATAATAAGTATAATAGTTTCATATTACACTCTTGAAACTGATATACCTCTAACTTCCAATTATTTTGATTGATTATTTCGTGGAGTATTTTTCTTTTAAAAATATTATTAATTTAATAATGTCTATTAGTTTATCAAAATTTAAACCTAGAAGTATAGAAGCAAGAAGAACTACTGGAGCAGGCCCGCCAACTATTGTATTTATAGGAAAACGTGGTACAGGAAAAAGTACATTGGTTGCTGATATATTATATTATATGAGGCGTATAAAAGCTGGAGTTGCTATATCGGCAACTGAAGATGGAAACGCTTATTATTCTAAATTTATCCCGGAAATATTAATTCATTCAGAATACAAACCAGAAATAATTCAGCAGGTAATAACTAGACAGAAAAAAGTAATTAACTCTGATACTAAAACTCCAGATGGTGATGTTTTTGTTCTATTGGACGATTGTATGTACGACAAACGAATGATAAGAGACGTGAACATACGAGGAATATTTATGAATGGAAGACATTGGAGAATATCATTCATGCTAACTATGCAGTATTGTATGGATTTGCCACCAGATTTAAGATCAAACATAGACTACGTATTTATTTTAAGAGAAAACATCATTCAAAATCAAGAAAAAATATACAAAAATTTTTTTGGAATTTTTCCACATTTTAGTGTATTCCAAGATGTTCTAAATAGTTGTACAGAAGGTTACGATTGTTTAGTCTTAGATAATACTTCTAAAAGTAATAACATTCAAGATTGTGTATTTTGGTATAGAGCAAAACCAACTAGAAATTTCAAAGTTGGAACTAAAGAACTTTGGAAATATTGTAAAAAAAATTACGATGAAAAAAAAGCGAAAGCTATACCAGAATACGATAAAAAACAAATGAAAAAGAAAAATACTCCGACTGTTTTAGTTAAAAAAATTAAATAATTTGATTTAAAACTTATTTAAATACAAAAAAATAGGTTTTTATGGATAAAATTGAAAAGTTGCTCAAAATACCACAGTACGAACAACGGTCGCAAGAATGGTTTAAACAGAGAGAAAACAAACTTACAAGTTCCGACGCAGCAACTGCTTTAGGTATTAATCCATATCAGAAATCGCATGAAGTTCTTTTTAAAAAATGCGGGCACGATTTAAATCCGTTCGTCGGAAATGTGGCTACTCTACATGGTCAAAAATACGAAGATGAAGCAATTAAAAAATACTGTAAAATTACTGGACAGGTAAATTACAATTATGGTTTAATAGCTCACGAAGATGTATATAACAATAAAGATTATTATTGGTTGGCGGGTTCTCCAGATGGAATTGCTATTTCTACAACTGAACCCAATGCTAAACCGATATTACTTGAAGTTAAGTGTCCTTATAGACGAGTTATAAAACACGGACAGATTCCAGATTATTACCTACCACAGGTTCAGTTGAATATGTTTATTTGCGATTTAGAAATAGCCGATTTTATTGAATACAGGCCACCAAATGAGATAAATATTGTACGTGTTAATAGAGATGAAGATTGGCTAAAAGAAAATCTAAAAAAACTGGAGACATTTTGGAAAGACGTCGAATTTTATAGAAATAACAACATTAAAACTCATCCAAAATTTCCAAAACCAAAAAATATTATAGATTTGACTGATAAATTGTTGGACGAATCAGACGAATCGGAAGTATTTATTCTTAGTGATTATAGTATTAAAGAACCAGATGTAAAAAAATCGAATTCTGATTCTAATTCTAATTCTAAATGTAAATGTAAAACTAAATTTAAAAGTTCGGAATCGGAATATATCATTTTGAATAATTATAGCATAAAAGATATGTAAATTTACAATTGCTAAAAAAAATAAGATTTAAAAGATTAATTTATATTAATAATAAGAAATGGGAATTCGTGGCCTAAACAATCTCATTAAAAAATACTCACCAGAAGCTGAGACTACCGCAGACATAAAGCATTACAGTGGATCTATTTTTGGGATAGATTGTAGCATTCTTTTATATAAATTTAAATATGCTTCAAAGGCTGAAAATTCTCATTTAGTTGGTATAGTAAATAGAATTAAATATTACATGTCTAACGGTATTTTACCCGTGTTTGTTTTTGACGGAGATCCTCCAGACGCAAAAAGAAATACAATTCAAAAAAGACAGGACAACAAAGAAAGACTGTATGTCAGAATCGAAGAATTAAGAACTTTAGAAAATAAGGCTGAAACAGAAGAAGATAAAAAAGTTTTTTCAGACGAGATTAGTAAATTATCTTCTCAAATAATTAGGATTAAAAAATCACATATAACAGAGTGTAAAGAACTGTTAGAAAAATCTGGAATACCATATTGTACGGCACCTGCTGATGCGGAAAAATACTGCGCATTTTTACAAAAAAACGGTCTTATAGATTATACAGTAACAGATGACACAGATGCCTTGACATTTGGTTGCGAAAAAATTATTAAAACGTCGATAAATAAAATAGTCGAAATAGACACTCGTAAAGTTTTAGAAAATTTTTGTATGACACAAGAGATGTTTATAGATTTTTGTATTTTGTCTGGTTGTGATTATTCAGATACTATTGCAAGCGTAGGCCCTGTAACATCTTTTAATATGATAAAACAACATAAATCGATAGATAATTATATTGAAAGTTTAACTATAAAACCAGAAAATTTTGATTTTGAAATTGCTAGAAAAATATTTACCGATTTTGATTATGAAATTCCACAAAAATTTACACTAAACAATTGTAATAAAAAAGATCTTCTAAAATTTTTGGAAGATAATAATTTTAGAGAAAATATAATTGTTAAATTTTTTAAAATTTTGAAATGAATTAAATTAAATGAATTAAATTAAATGAATTAAATTTAAAATTATTTTCTTTTCTAAATATTAAAAAGATATGTACGATGATTATGAAATGGATTTTGGTCGCAAGAGGCGTGTAGGGCGTCCCCGTCGTCGCGGTATGCGCAAAGGTGTCCGCGGCAAATCGGTAATTGTGAAGGGTCGTAAACGTAAGGTTTACAGGGGCAAAACCGGTGCTCTATATTATCGTTCGCGCTCTGGAAAAGTTTATCTTTCGGCGAGACGAATGAGAATGAGACGTGGCCGCCGCGGCCGCAAGAGCACTCGTCGGGTTCGTCGTGGTCGCAGTGGCCGTCGTCTAAAGATGACTAAGTCTGCCATTGCTGGTCGCCGTGCTTACCGCCGCCGGAAGGCGCGCATGAGCTTCTTCGGGTCGTATTAAATTAAATTAATATAAATAATAATTATCAAACTTAAAAAATAATTTAGTATTCATTTTAGATTACTAAATTATTTTTTTTAAAATTAGCTTTTGTATCATATGTTTATTAATTTATTGATTCATTAAGTCTTGTATAGTTATATTTTCCTTTTTGTAATACAATAATTTTTCAATATATCTTATAGATGCTGGATAATTATTGCTTACCCTCAAAATTTTAATAACTTCTTTATTTTCATTTTCATAATTATTTTCATTTTCATTTTTATCAAAATATATATCTATCACGCAACCGTTTTTATATTGGTCTAAATTTTTAATATCGTTTATGTAAATTTTACCATGTTCGTCTGACGAATGTATTTTAGAAAACGGCACTTCTTTTTTGTAATTAGTAGCATATAATATCATACCCGATTCTATTTCTTCAACTTTCAAACTTATATATATGTGTTCAATAGGTTGCCACTTGAAACAACCTCGATTAATACCCGCTATAATAGGAAAATTATTAGATATAATAAATATTTCTTCTTCGTGTGGAATTATAGATCCATTTAGTAAAGATATTTCTGTAAAATATTCACAAATATCAAATATCGGATTATATGTATTTTTCTTAAAATTTTCAGCCTCTGTAATTCTTTCTATAAATTCGTAAGTATTTATCTTAACTCCAGAATTATAAATAGTGTCGTATATAACAATTTTATTGTCGTTCAGTGTTACATCGAATATAGTATTTCTGTAGTATTCGAAGTGGCAGTCTATATTTAATATATAAATGGTATAATCGCTTAAAATTAAAACAGGTTTTTTATCTCCAGCACTGTCTGTAAATAAAAATAAAATTCCTCTTTTTTCCCTTTTTGTATTTTTTTTGTAAAAATAATACATAAAAGAATTAAGTTTAAATAAATCTTTTCTTTCTATATATTCACATATTTGTTGGGGAAAAGAGTATTCTGTCTTTCCGGTCCATAGATTATTTAATAAAAAAATAATTTTTTGCTTCTCCTTTTCATCTTTAATTTCGATCATGTTTAAATAATAATCATTGTATTCTTTATGTAATTTTCAATTTATATAAAGAAGATAAAGAATTGTTAATTAATTATGTGCCTATCCAAAAAAGAAGAAATACTAGTAGAATCTTTAATATTATTTTATAAAGACCGAATTCAGATTTTAAAGGATATAATTTATCAAAATAATCCGTTAAGTTTACGATTAATAGACTGGTTAGTAACAAATTATTCTAAGAAGTATAATATAATATACCCAATAGTTAAAAACGGTGAAGACATTATATACTTCAATATATATTTAGACTATAAAAACCAATTAAAGGCATATTCAAAGAAATTTTTTGACCCTTTTTGTAGACAAAAAAGAATAATTATAGAATGTGAATCTTTTATATGGAAAGAATTCTCTCCAGAATTAGAATTAGATTCACAATTACATTTAGACCCACAATTACATTTAGATTCACAATTACATTTAGATTCACAATTAAATACAATAATTCGGGATAAAAACGATTGCATAATAACTACGGTTGGTCAACTTAATTTTTTTAGGTGGTTTTTAGAAAATAAAATTTTTGAATACGCTATAGCAAATATAAAATTAATAGATTTTGATATGAGTAGTGTTTTCATCAACAAGAAAAAAGGAAAAAGAATAGTTTTATCTCAGAATGCTGTTAAAGGTGTTTTTACGAGTTCTCAGATTGTTACGCTAAAATTTTAAATATTTACATTTAATAAATGAGAAATAGATGTTCAAATTTCGGTAAATACCCATTTGAAAACCCACCCCCTATACAAATAGCAAATGAAAGAAATCTTGAATTTGCTCGATTACAACGAGAAGTTCGAGAAGTTCAACGAATTAATGCTATCCATGATAATTCCTTGGCTCTTGTTAGACAGTTTATTAAACGCATAAGAGACACGGTTAACGCAGAAATGTCTGGACATCGCATAATTCCAGCAACCGATCCAGTGTCTTTCGAAGTAAAGGTTATTTTACAAACTTTACGTGTTAATTTTGAAACTTTTGAAAGAATCAAGGCAGAAAAAGCGGAAAAAGATTTACTTTTACAAAATCAGATTGTAAAGCGAAGACTTCATAATCTTCGAATTCGTGACGAAGGAGTTGCAGAGAAAGCTAGAATTATGTTCGAAACTTTTTATAATTTAGTTTTTCCCGTTTTTAATATTTATTTAATGGATACTGTACTAATGGAAGGAATTCGAAATCCGAATCTTTTGATGGCGCGTTCAAAAGAACTTACTAAATATATTGAATTGCTTCTTGGATTTCAAGAAGATTTGCGTAGAGCAGAACGCGGAGTATTCACTAATATAAATACATCTTCATTTGGTATGCCCGGTGGTGGTAGTCTTTCATTCACCGATAATTACGAACTACCTTTACAGAAAATTAAACAGGACAATAAATTTTTAAAGTTTATTTATAAAAAAATTGAATCCGCATCAAGTAAATTTTTAGATAAAATTTCTACTCTTAATCTACCTAACATACGAGATAAACTTATTCTTGAAGTGTTGATATATATAAGAGTTTTACGTAATTTGTATTACGATTTAAGAGACAGAGCCGCGTTGGGTAGCGGATTTGAAATGAGAAAATACCAGATAGAATTGCGTAGACATAGTATGGGTGTACTAGACGCAGTTATAGATATTTACCGTACTCGGCTTATTCAATTCGCTTTTGGAATCGTAGAAATAACGCAACAAGACCCTAGCGTTGTGGAATTTCACACAACGCAAAAAACTATTGTGGATATATCTGAACTTGTAACTTATTACATAAGAAAATTCAAACAACTCAGCGATGACACTAGAGATCCTGGTAGTTGGGTTAAAATTACTCATGCTATAAATAGACTTATCGGCGGAATGTTGGAACTTTTTGGTCTGCCTCAAGCAATAATTAATCAGATTTAAATTAAATGTAAATAAAAATTAATAAAATCATGAATCTTAATTTATAAAAAAATCTTTTGGTATTTGTAAATTGTAAATGAGAGGTTATGCTAGAACTGTACAATTAGCTTTAAGTATAATATCGCAATATGCTTCGGACATTGTTGATGCGTCTACACCTAATGAGATTTACGAAGCATATATTAAGGCAACTAGGGGAAATCTCGTTCAAAGTTTACCAGAACCAATTAAGGGTCGAACTATTCGTCAAATAGAAAAACTTTGGGCAGAGAAATCGCCGGAGTTTGCTTCAGAGATAATATCTTCATTTACTTCATCTATGAGTGGATTGTCTACTGGAATGGATTTATATACTGAATATTCTAAGATTGTATTAGGGGAGTATATTGCAAGTTTACCACAGCCACTACGCGGTGAAACTATTGATAGATTAGCGAGTATCTGGCTTGCCGAAACTCAGCGTCGGCGAGGAAGTACATCATTTGGTAAATCTATTTTACATTTTCTTCAAAAGTTAGCTAAATACAATAGAATTTCTATTTTTAAAATGAGAAAGGACAGAAAAGGATACACCAAAACGCTGTTGAGTGTGCCACAACTAAAGTCTAGATTAACAAGACATGGAATAAGTTACAAAATGAAAACGAATCGTTTTGGAATGCCTGGTTCGTCGGAGCCTGGTAGAACTTATGCTCAAGTTGCCCGAGAAGCAGTCGAAACAGAAAACTTAGGTGCTCCAGTTAGAGTACTACTAGAACGTGTACTTGCTCGAATTGAAGTTCCTGCTCCAGCTACTAATCGCGCAGATTTACTTGAAGCATACAGATTAATTAGGATGCTTCCTCAGGCTTCCTTAGAATCGACACGTGCTCAACGTGATTTAGATAGCGCCGAGACTCGTAGTCGACTCGAATGGCGCACGGGAATAGGTGGCAGCGGAGACATTGAAACTACTACATTTACAGAAGGTTTTAGAGGTAACGATAGAGACATTATTCTTCCTCGAATTACATCCGGAAGACTTCCTAGATGGGAAATGATTCGATACATTCGAAATGTAAATCCCCGTGACAGAACACCAACTGGATACACTTATGATAATTATACAACTGAATATACCAATTAATTTAAAATATTTAATATTTACATTTAAATAAATGAGTAGGCGTAAATTAAAATATGGTAGTCAAGATTGGTTTGATACTATCCATTCAGAAATAAGAGTTCCGCGAGAACCAATAGTTCAATTAGAACCGATTAATGTTAATGTGATGTATCCCCAGATGGCCCCGTGCCCACCTGGTTATAGGTACAGACCAAAGCGCAAACCTGGTCAGAGAAAGTGCACTAAAGAAACTGTTAAATCTGTTCTTAGTTTTCTTCAAATGTTAGCAACACAAAATAGAATTTCAATTTTTAAACCAAGAAAAGACAAAAAGGGCTATACAAGAACTTTACTAAATGTACCTCAATTAAAGTCTAGATTAACAAGACATGGCATAAGCTATAAAATGAAAATGTCTAATACATCGAAATTTGGTATGGAGCAGCAAAATCCACCTTGGAGAGATTCGCAGGATCCTCCATTTCATGGAATGTCTGAAGAAGATTATAACGAGGTTCAGGCTATGATACGGAGCCGTCCTCAAAGACAACGTCAACCTCGCCAACCTTTGACACCGGAACAATTAGCATTACGAGCTGAACTGTGGGAGGGTCGCGCAGAAGAACTCGAATCTCGGGGCGAATCTTCTGAAGGTTGGACGGAGTGGCGAGATGGACAAAGAGTTCCATTGCCATCTTGGCGTGAAATACTTGAAGCTAGGCGCGCGAGAAATCCAACTAGCCAAGATGCAATACAAGATGCGGTGGCAAGATATTTACAATCTAATCCGCCGGGTGCTGGAGCAGCGTTCGGAGTTTTACAACCGAGAAGGAGTATATCCGATTCAAGAAATGTTCGTAGAGATTTTGAAGACGCACGCAGCGAGATGGAGAATCTACGCAGAAGACGTGGGAGGGAACTTATGCGTAGAGAAATTGCCGGAGATATTATTTTTCCAGACCGTCCATGGCACAGAGCAGCACCCCCTTATGCGACTACTATTCAAAGATATGCCCGTGGAATGAATGCTAGAAATACAATTTAAAATATTTAAAATATTTATAATATAATAAAATGAGTAGAGCGGGTGTATATAATTATAGTCGTGGTGAGCCGTACAGTTACAATGATTGGCTGCGAGATATTCGCGTGGAATTAGATATTCCACCGGGTGGTAGCGAAGCGTATCTAAGAGATAAAGCAAAATACGATAAAATAAAAAAGGCAAGCCGTGTAAAAGTAAATAAAAAATGTCCACCGGGATACAAATACAGACCAAAACGCAAACCTGGTCAAAGAAAATGTGCTAAAGAAAAAGTTAGAATATATCTCAGTTTTCTTCAAAAGATCGCGAGGCGCAATAAAATTTCAATTTTCAAATTGAGAAAAGACAAAAGAGGCTACACAAGAACTTTATTGACTATACCTCAACTAAAGTCTAGATTAACTCGTAATAGAATAAGCTACAAAATGAATAATACATCTAAATTCGGAATAGCTCCATTAATGGCTCTTTCGCTTGCGAGTACACTTGCATCTAGTCCGATGGCTAGGTCGATGGCTAAGTCAATGGCTAGTCGGGCAATTGGGCTTAGATCTAACCCGTTGTCTTTAGCAAACAGGGCGTATGAGAAAGCGAAGAAAAAAGCAAATGAATATATAGGGGCAGAATTTGGAGTTTTACCCATGGGAGGTAAGGGCCCAGAAGAGCCAGAAGATCCTAGAATAGCAGCATACGCAATCGAGAAAAAGCAAAAAATTGCTGAACAGAATAGAAAATGGCGTGCAGCAAAAGCCGCAGAAACTGCTGACAAATATGAAGCCGTAAGAGAAGCCGGAATGGATAGAGCGGCAGCAGATGCTATTCGCTACATGGGTATGACTCAAAGAGAGAGACTAACAGCAAAAGCAAAAGAACGCAGAGAACTTGGTAAAAGAGCAAAAGAATATATGGCAGCACAAGCTTTACTTGCTTCGGCATCCGGTACAGGATCGAGTTCGAGTGGCGCAGGACCTAGTTCGGCTGGATTAGATTTCACAATACCAGATGTTGATTTTGGTAGAACGACATATAATTATAATTATGGATATAGTTATCCGCGAAATTATTATGGCACGCAGGAAATGTGGCAGTAATTACATTGCATTTAAAACTAATTACGTAATTATTTAAAATTATATATAGACATAAGATATATATAATTAATAATAATGGATAATCCACTAAAAATTTGGTTTTATTCAACTGGAAAAATCGTAAATGATACATCTATAGCTACTCATTATTCTATGGAAGGATTTAAACTTAATTTATCGGAAGACTACGACACGTTCCAAGAACTTTACGCAAAAAATATAAAATCTAAAAATTGCTTAGTAGAGAAAAAAACTGATTTTTTTAGATTTTTTATTGACTTCGATGTACTTTCGGAAATTATAGTAGACGAAGAACCTTATTTGAAATGTATTCAAGACGTTATATATAACATTTATAATATAAAAGATCTTAAATGTATTTCTACTGTACCTGATAAAAATATTAATATTGAAAATTTAAAAGAAAACAAAACTTTCATAAAACAGGGGTTTCATTTCCACTGGCCCGATTTAATCGTTGATGTAGAGACTGCTATAAAAATACGCAGTAATATATTAGTAAGCATTAAAATGATATTTGGTAAAGTAGAACATTTTGAAAATGACTGGGAAAAAATTATTGATAAGTGTGTGTACAAAAAAAATGGACTTAGATTAATAGGATCTGACAAATGTATAATAGCAGACAATACACGAGTTTACGAAGATCGTGTTTATATTCTTAAAAATGTATATATCGATAAAAATTCAAATAAAGAATTGATAGATTATTATACAAATAACACGCTCGCCTTAGTTAAAGATACAAGTGTAAGAAGCGATAAATCTGAAATAACAAAATACATCAATTTAAACGAATACGAAGAGGAAGAAAGACAGGTTTCTAATTCAGAACTAATGTCTATTTCTAAAAAAAGCTTAGAATATTCTGAAATTGAAAAATTTTTCAAAAATCACGCTACAGGATATAACGTAGAAGATCTTGGTAATATATCTAAGGTTCGTGGTAAGGATATGTACTTAATTTATACTAAATCTAAGTATTGTCAAAACAAACAAGATTTTCATAAAAACAATCACATCTATTTTAAACTTACACCATCTGGACTTTGTCAAAAATGTTTATCTCAAAATACTGGAATTCACGGATGTTGTAGAGATTATCAAAGCTCTTATGTACCCCTGAGCATAGGTATTATTAGTGCTTTAAAATGGAAAAAACCGAAATCAAAAGAAGTATCATTTCAAGAATCGTTCAGCTTGAATAATCTTTTAGAAAAACTTGAAAATAGAATAGTTGCTAAGGATGCTTTCAGGGGTCCTGGAAAAAGAAAGAATATACAATAAATGAAACCCCGATTAATAAACCAAAAATTATTTTACCTACTGCATTTAGTAGTAAATTAGAAGTTAAAGATGGAATTTTAGCATTTACAAATTCTAAAACCTGTTCCGATTGTAAAAAAAAGTAAATAACCGTAATTACTAATATTGTTTTTATATTTTTTTCATTTAAAATTTTGGAAAAACCAGATAATTTCGATGTAGATGTAGATGTATTTGTAGTTTTAGCTTGATTTACATCCTGATTTGTTTTTGTATTTGTTTTTGTATTTGTATTTGTACCTGTAGTTGTATTTGTTTCAAAACTTGAAATGTTATCAGTTCCATTTAATTCGCTAATTTTACATTCAAAACCCGACATTTATAATTATTATACAATCATATTTAAATACTTTTTATTTAAACGACTTATTAAATTATTTTTTAAAATTAATTTGTTTTATTAATATAATATTAAACATGGGTATCAATAATCTGGCGGTTCAAACGTTTAGTTCTTCGGGTTCCCAATCAGTTTCTAGAGCGAATAAAGCTGATAGCTCTAAACAGATATCGTCTGATTTTATATCTAGACCGCCAGTAAAATATATTAACGGCTCTGGAATTTCTGTAGTTAATGGAACTTTAACTAAAGTACCTACCGGTACAAAACCTTCTGAAACTTTTTCAATACCAAATAATATTGATGCAATAAGTGAAATGGTTCTAAATATGAATATAGATGTTACACCTAGCACTACCGTCGGTTATGATTGTAGTGGAATATATTATTCCAAAACTTTTCTTTTAGATATTATCGATACTGTAGAAATTAAACTAGGCGGTCTTGTAATTCAGACTATATATCCAGGTGATATATATATGAGAAATTATTCTGAAACTGGAAATTTAATTTCTCAAGAAAACTCATTTAAAAAAATAATAGACGCTTCGTATGTAGACACCGGAAGTATAATAGGTCACAGTACAACTGCCGCTGAGACTATAAGTTTTTCACTCTCTATACCTTTTATAGGTAAAAGTTTAGACAAGGATAGAAGTTTTCTTCAAACTGGATCTTTTACAAAAAATTTAACAGTTACGGTAAATTATAATATATTCGGCAGCGAGAGTGTAGTTACTGGACCCGGTACAGATATTATTCCTCTTTTACAAACAAAAGGCGCCATCACGAACACCTCGGGGACGGGCGCCACGCTCGTCAATCTGCGAGCGGGTGCAAATACGAATTTATCGACCAAATTATGTATATTAACTCATATTATAACCGATACCGAAAAAAATTTTATTAAACAAAATATAATCAATAGAGTAATAAACACCTCTACCGGGATTCGAATAACTCAAATTACAAATAAATATATAAAACAGGACGACGGTATAACTGCTATAAATGTAGATTTAGATAATATAGATTTAAATGTAACTCATATAATGTTCTGTTTAAATGTTAATATATTTAACCAGTCAGATTCTACAACAAATACTGCGTTAGTAAAGCCGTCTCAATTTTTAAATTCAACAGCTGACGGTGCCGCTAGTGTTGCTATAACTCCAGTTACTTTAAAAGCAGCATCTAAATATGTATCGGGCGATAATAAATTAAGTAGTACGTGGGGTAAAGCGAGTATCGACTCAAACATAAGCAGTTCTACTATATTTAATCCAGATGTTTTAGGAGTGTTCGATAAATGGTTGAGTTCTGCTGAACTTGTTTTAGGTAATGAAACAACTGGAGCAATTCCATGTTCGGCTTTATCTTCGAATCAAGTAGAATTTAATTTACAAAATACTGAACAACATTTTTATATAATAAAATTAGCAGACAAAGCTTTTAGTGGTTCTGGAATACCATTTTCTAGAATTAAAAATAAAAAATTAATATTGAATGTAAGAAATAAGTTTTTTAATCGTACAGCCTTTACAGCTCTTACATCTGGCAGCGATAATACTGCAACAGCCGTAACTACTATCGGCATATACGACGAAAGGTCGATGAGAGATGCTACAATTAGCGTGTGTGCGTGCGGTACAACACTGCAGATTATTAACAATAAT